TGATATTCATGTTTTACCTCATGTTTTTTTTTGTAATGCTTTGCCGAAGGTGTAGGGTTCTTTGGTTTCGCCGCCCCCCGGATTGCTCTTTCGCTGGAAATCCGTTTTGGTGTCAGCAGGATCGGCAAATGCTCCCGCTTTTTCCAATACAGAATACAATTTCAGGTTTTGTGCGGCTGTGTCGGCATCAAGCTCTTCGCCTTCTGCCGGGATTGAGAAGTCGGGCATCAGCGCGGCAATCTTGTCTTTGCGCTTATCCGTATCGCTTGACAAAATCTTTTGCAATTCTTGATATTTAGCTTTCCATTGATTCAGGGTTTCGGTTTTCTTGCTTTGCAAAAGCTCGTCATATTTGGCAGCCTTCTCTTTGATTGAATCAAGCTCAGGATCCGCTTTCGTGGCATCCGCCAGTTTAGCGTTAAGCGCATCAATCTGACTTGACATCTCGCCAAGCTTCAATCTGCGTTCCTTTGATTCGTTGTTTGCTGCGGATAGGTCCGCAAGCACAGTGTTCGCCTCTCGCTTGGCATCTGCCAGCAGAGAAAGAATGTCGTTTCCCGCATCCGCAGGAAGTGAGTTCGTAATCTTATCCAAGATTTCTTTTAGTGCCATGTTATCCTCATTCGTTGTATGTTATTGCTTTCCAGTTTGACTCTGCAATAGTGCTTTCATCTACCGAAATATAAAGCTCAGTATCGGAATAGCGCAAAGATCCAGCTGCGCCGGGAGTGCCATCAGCGCCATTGTCAAGCTGTGTCGTTGCTTCGGCTGCAATTGTAGAGCCAGTCCCACCTATCGCTACGTCAATCAATGCCTCTGCGGCTGTGTCGCCTTCAATCGCTGCCTTGACCGCATCAAGATCGCTTGTGATTGCGCTATCCGCAGACGCAAGCGTTACATTGATTGTGCTGCCGGATACCGATACAACTTCATCTTCCGCGTCTTTTTCTGGGTCAATCAACTTCACTACGATGTTATTGCCAGCCGCTCCCTTTGTTCTTGCGGTATAAGTTAGCGTGTTGGTCTCAAATGCCGTTCCCGTTGCCGCGACTGGCGCGATAGGTGCGCCTGCCGTTATGGTCGGTTCTTCTTTGCTGAAATACTCGTTTAATTCCGCAACTGTGCGCGTTTCCGGTTTGTTGCCGCCTTGCGCTCTGCGGATTTCAACAGTATCATTATCGTCAATTCTACGATATGCCATATTTACCTCACGTGATCGTAATAGTATTCTTTTGTTATTTGCATGAAAGTATGGCGGCAGTTATACGTCCGCTCCGGTGCGCTATAAGATTCAAATTCAATGCGCTCTTCTTCGGTAAAATATGGTGCATTAGGGAACATCGCACTAACATCCATACCGGTGCCTTCGCGACATACCGGACGCGTAACATCATCTTCCGGACCCTCGTATATCCAAAACAGTCCGCCATCATAATTGCGAGCGGCTTCGTATTGCATCATTTGGATAAACTTTGCGCGGCTCGTGTTCACATAAGTAGTGGCATAGCGCACAAGCTGCTTATCCAGTATTGCTTTAACCGATTTTACGAGATCGTTGATGTTTGTTCCGCCAAAAATACTGTCGCCAATAATGGCATGAATCTGGCGTGCCACATCATTGCCGAGATTGCCAATCCGTGCATTCCATAGCGAATTGAACGCACTTATAGCCGATTGGCTTGTCTGCGTGAATGCCAAAGGAACCGCCCCGGGAACGCTTGACTTTTTCATTGTGCGCAGTAAATCGTTTTCTTTTTCGTTTAACCGGGATACAAGCTCGGTGTATCCAGATGCACTAAGTTCTTCTAAAATTGATCCATAGATTTGCGCCCACATCTGGATGTTTTCTTCTGTGTTCAGCAAACGCCCGCCACTGGAATCGAGCTCGCGGATTAGTGATGCAATGCGCTCATCCAATCGTCTCGCAATCGTCTGCATGTTGCGCTCAAACCACGCGGTTTGTTGATCAATTTTAGTCGAAACTGCTTTATTCATCAAACAAGTCCTGATCAATGTTTGCTGCGCCAATGCGGAAGCGATTGTTATCGGCGTCAATGCGCTCAATTTCCTTTTCCGCATCTTCACGGCTCAAGTCTTGATTGTCCAGCATGATGGCGTCTACGCGGCTCATTGTGCCATTGGAAATCTTCAGCGTGCGCACCTGCTCTTCTTCTAACGGATTTTGTTCAATCGTGATATCGACAAAGTCAATCTTTATGTCGGCAGCTTCCGGCATATTGATATTGCTGTTAAGCCGTTTACAGTCCATGATGAGCTGCACGAGATCGCGCAATGGCTCTCGATAGATAGATCGCTTTTCCACGTTATACGATATTACATCGGATTTTGATAGGCGCAATTGATAACCGGAACTGAATGAGCTTCCTTGCTTGATTGCTTCCGCGCTAATGCCCATAAGAGACGCCGCAAGCGCTATATTGTCGTTAATGATATCCCAGACCGTCTGAAGCTGTGGTGATGGCGTAGCGTAGCCAATAGAGCCGCTCACATTGCCAGTTACCGGATCGCGAGGGATATTGATGTATCGCTGAACGCCAACGTTAAGTTTTGTGCCTTCCGGCATGCCAGACGTCCACATTGTGCTGAACGATTGATAATCCAGCGCAACATCAAGATTGGTCAGCTGGATATTGGCGCGCAAATTGGCGTCTACCATCGGAAATTGACGATCAAGCCAAAACGAGTCAATTGCCATATCGGTGCGAAACCAAGCAATTGGGATGCGACCGTATGGATTAGGCTGAGGCGGCTCAATGTCTGTGTCAATCGTTCCATCCGTTTTCAGGGTCACCACGCGATATGAGTCGTCTGTCCAGAGCGCATAGACATCTGCACGCTCTGCAATCGGGGTGTTGAACTTGTTCCGGATTGTGTAAGCCACAGCTACGGCTTCGGTTGGGTCAATATCATCCTGCCAAACTATGCAGCGATCCGGCGTAATGAAGTCCAACTTTATTTTGCCTGTTCGTGGATTATAAATAGGCGCAATGCCGATCTGATTGCAAGTCTCTGCGTATCGATCAATAACGCGCAAAGAACCGAATAAGTTCACGCCATCAAGCAAATCAGTAAAATGTTTAGCTAAATTATCTGACGCTCCATCTAATACGATAGACGGGTCTTGTTGGAAAATTTTGGCAAGCTGGCGGGTTAGCGCGCGGGACAAATCTGTCGCCACAACATAGTGTTGCAGATCGGCATATGTGTCAGGGTATCGGCTTTTAATTTTCTCCAAAGTATACGGTTCTTGGTTGTAGTTGTAAAAATCGATCGCCATGCGCGTAATTGCGCGCCGCTGTAAATCGTCTTGCATTATGCTATTCGCTTTTGCTCTGCGTATTAAATCTAAGTTCATGCTACATCCCACGGTCTTTGTTCTTGTTTCACTAATGCGTCAACAACGATTATATTGCGCATTGCGTCAGAAATATGTGTCAGCATCGTGCCGTTTGGCTTCATGATAGCGCCAGCCGCATCGGTGACCACCTGCTCAAGATCGTTAATCAAATTTTCACAACTTGGGTCGATATGGATAGCATTATGCGCAAATGCACCATTGGCGATATTGAGAGATCTGCGTTGCGTGATGCCATGCCGATAGCGCACATCAAAGCCCTTGCGCTTCAGTATTTCTATATCGCTGGCGTCAGATGATGTCTTGCGCGCAATCCCGGTAGGATCAGGATAGCAGCGCAATACGCGATTCGGGTAGTCTTCTGCCAGTAAATCTGACAACAGATATGTGTTGGCGTTCAAAAGATAGTATTCGGCAAAGAAAAAGTAATGTGTGCGCCCGTCAATTTCGCGGGCATAACACAAAGCAGCCGTCATTGGATTAACATTGAAATCGATGCCCACAAGGATCACGTCAGCAATGTCTGGCTTCGGCACGGCATGAACATGAACAGCGCGCTTGAACGCATAATGTGCTGCCATATTGTTCAGGTTGACAAATTGACCACGAATATACGCCATAGCCATCTGTTCATCATAAGTATTGAGCAAATCATTAATGTATTCGGCGGGGAGATATGTGTTCGATCGCGTATCGGCATGAATGACGGATGTGCCCGGATTCGGATTCTTCTTCAGCACATCGTAACAGGTTGAAAAGCCTTCCGGTGACGAAACCATAAACAATTGAGCGTCTCTGCGTCCACGCAAGCGTTCTCTTGCCCGGCGGATAGCGATCTTACCTTTCGCCAAATCAAGCGTATCAATTTCATCAAAACCGAAATCGGTGAACGAAAAGCCCTTAATCCGCTCCGGATGGAATGCAGACACTATCTTGACTTGACCCTGTTCGGTTTTTATCGTAAGTTCTGATTTGTTTTCTACGTATTTGATGCCCGCCATATCCAACATATCGCAATAAGGGTAGAAGAACAATTCCTTCGCGTCGCCATAAGAGGGATAGCCGATGCCGACATTACTCCTGCCGGTTGCGCCCGGTCTGCTGATGTGGCAGATGAATGTCTTAGCAAGAAACGCCGCAGTCTTGCCAGATCCAAGCCCGCCGATTAGTCCAAGCGTTCTGCTCCAGTCATTAAGGAATTGCCATTGATGCGGCAAATAATGATCTTCACAAAAGTTAATCTTCATCGGATTCCGCCAACCGCGCTGGGCGCATGCATATTTCGGGTTTGTTGTGGTCTTGCGGCGCATCCGGAACATCTTTCTGCCCAAGATACTGCTTGCCGAGCCAAACTAAAAGTGTAGGATTATGTTCTTCGATCGCTGTCTTGACTTGCGCTTCGGACAGTTTCATCTTCATTGACGAAAATCCTTTTTTATATGCCTTGGAAAATTCAGAATCTTCTTTTTGCATGGCAGCTCGGATTGTATCTACGTGACAGCCGATCTGCTCAGCCATTGTATCGTATGTAGCGCGAAAGTAGCCAAATATTTTGGCTTGCTTTGGATCAAGCTCGATGCGCGGTCTGCCTACGGGTTTCTTTGGCTTGTCTTTTTTGGTCGTTGCCATATTATGCGTCCCACGGCATGCCGATGCCGAAGTGTCCCCACGCTGCTGTTTTTTCATAATCAATATCACGAAGCCCAAGCGCATCGATAATTGCTTTTGGTGTCAAGTTGTAGTGTGAAATGTCAATATGATTTCCATCGGCAATACACTCCGTCATTACCGGATCAGGAACGCCGATTGCATAAGCAAGCGAAACGATAACTTCTTTTGCATTTTTCTGGCGCAAGATATCGACTGCAATTTTTCTTGCCATGTACGCCGCAGAGCGATCCACTTTGGTGGGGTCTTTTCCGCTAAATGCGCCGCCGCCAATTGGTGTTCTGGTTCCGTAGTTGTCTATAGCAAGTTTCCTGCCCGTTACGCCAGAGTCAGCGTTAAGCCCGCCGGTTTTCCAATCGCCGGCAGGATTACACATTATCGATTCGCATTTTCTGCCATCAAGCCACTGGTGCACAAGTGATCTCAGATCTCCGCTCTTTGTGTTGTGAAAGCTTGCGACAATAGTGGATATTTTATTGCCGTCCATTGTGATTTGAGTTTTTCCGTCAACTTCGTGTCGCATATAAATGAATTGGCACAAGTCTCTGGCGAGGTTTAATTCCATAGGAATAAGATTATCATTTTCGTTGCAGGCATATCCGATCATAATGCCTTGATCTCCGGCGCCTCCTGCATCAACTCCCATCGCTATGTCGGGTGACTGTCGCACAATATTGACTTGCACGCCGCACTCACCACCAGTAATCCTGCGGGCTATATCAGCAACATCAACAAATGCTGTGGTTGTCATTTCGCCAAGAACGGTCACAATGCCATGACCGGCACAAACTTCTATTGCCGTTCTTGCGTTTGGATCTTGTTTGATTGCCTCCGTCAATATGGCATCAGCTATGCGGTCGCACAGCTTATCTGGATGCTTCGGAGTTACACATTCTGCGGTTCTAATCATTCGATGCTCCTTGTGCGGACATTGTCTCGTTACACATATATCTCGCCATTGATCTTTATTTCTATGCTGCTGTCCAGCTTGCGCATCCTGTCAACTATCACTTGGCAATACTGCTCTGATATTTCCATGCCGTAGCAGATGCGGTCAAGCTGGTGACACGCTACCATTGTGGTGCCAGAGCCGAGAAACGGATCGTATATTTCTTTAGCTGTGTGGTTTTTTATTGGCTTAGCCATGCATTCCACTGGCTTTTGTGTTGAGTGTATAGTTTCAGTTTTACTTGGCTTGTTGATATCCCACACTGTTGATTCTTTTCTACTTCCACCCCATAGATGTGTTTTGCCCTTTTTATGCATATACCAAATGGGTTCATGCTTATGGTGATAGTCACCTCTTCCAATGCAAAGGCTCGACTTATTCCAAATAATTAAATTGATGGGCTCAAAACCAGCGTTAGCCAATGATGTAAACACGTCAACGGTTTTAACCGAAGCGTGATATACATAGCAAACCTGTGATGGCGATAGCTTCCACGCATCAGTCCAGTCGCAACGGTCATCATTTTCCACCTTGCCAAACGCCCCATTGTCGTTTAATCCCAATGGCGTTCTCCACGAAGGATCGTATTCAACACCATATGGAGGATCGGTTACCATTAGTTGCGGCTTATTTCCCACCAACAGAGCATTAACATCGCTTTCGCTGGTGCTATCTCCGCACATAAGCCTGTGACGCCCTATTTCGATAATGTCGCCGCGTTTAATGTCTGTCTGGACTGTCTGTATATCTGGCTCATCAAAGTCGTCTTCTGTGGCGTCTGGTGGCGTTATGTTTATCTCTGGCATATCCATGCCCATCTCTCCAAGGTCGAACTCGCCAAACTCAGCAGATAATATCTCAAAGTCCCACTCCCCGAACTGCACATTATCCCGTAGTACAAATTCCTTTTGCTGTTCTGGCGTGAGATCGGTGGCAGCGATAGCCCATTCATCTGGTATTTCTTTCATGCCGAGCTTTCGGATAGCTGCGAGTCGCTGGTTGCCGCCTAAAACATACATAGTCTCAGGATCGTAAACCATTGGGCGCAACTTCATCATCTCAGGAAATGACTCGATTGAGCGCATAAGCTTTTCCAGCTTGTCTTTACTGCATTTACGCGGATTATTAGGGTTCATCTTAAGCATTGATGTTTTCATATAGACAATATAATCAGCATTAATTATTTGTCAAGCAAAATGTGATTTTGGAGATCCGGCAGCATCGCCTTAACCAATTTCGTGACGTCACGAAAATGGTTTCCATGGTGTATATATCATCTTTGCGTTAGCAAAGTGATATTACTCGTCTTTGCTACTGCAAAGCGAGTTAACTATTACTATTACTATTACTATTACTATTACTATTACTATTACTATTACTATAACATGCATAGCATTCGCATCTGCATTCGCATCTGCGTTCGCATATACAATTAATCCCGATAATTTGCGAATAAAAGCACAAAGAGACAGAAAAAGCTTGACAGGATTATGGGCGTAGTTTTTATTGACCACATAAAGTAACAGGAGGTTCAAATGAACGAAAAACGATATTATCGATCTAACGAGGCGGCCGAGTATCTCGGTATAAATGAGAAAACGATTAGAAAGTGGGCGCGAGAAAATCTGATTCCGTATTCGCGGCCAGGTGGCAAGATCCTGCTTTTTGATAAGCGTGATCTGGATGAATTCATTGAAAAGCACAGGAGTGGTGGTAATGGCGTGGTATTTTCGTCATGATTATTCTGCTCGGAACGACCGCAAAATCACCGAATTGGAAATGGAAATGGGGGAGAACATCGGGTATGCGATGTGGTTCAAGATGTTGGAGATAATGGGTGAGATGGGCGGATCGCTATCGAAAGACAAGCTAAAAGTGGCAGCATATGCGCTCCGTGTGCCATTGGATGAGCTTATGCAGTTCATTCGCATATGCGTTCGCATAGAATTATTGACCGACAATGGTGATGAGTATATAAATGAACGATTCGCCAAAGAATGCGCAAGGATAAAAGAGACAAGCCTGAAAGCATCAATCAGCGCAAAAAAGCGATGGGATAAGGAAGTTCCGAAGCCTGCACCCAGGCCAAAGCAGCCAAGCCACGCACCTGAGATAATAGAGCATTGGAACGCTAACGCAAAGTCACTTAGGTGCAAGAAGCTCACAAGCGACATTGAGAAAGCTGTTGCCAAACGTTTCAAAGAATACACGATAGATGAGATAAAGCAAGGCATAGAAAACTATCATGCTATTGTCAATGATCCTGATTGCTTTTTCTCATACAAGTGGAATCTTGCCGAGTTCCTGAGCCGTGCAAATGGCTTTCCGGTGTTTGCCGGTGATCGGGATGAGATAATTGACAAATATCGCAAATCAGTGGGCAAGAATCCAGAACAGCCAAAAAGTCGCAAAGAATTATTGGAGGCCTACAAATGAAATATCCAGACTGGTATCAGAAAAACCAAAAACTCATTGACTATGTGGAAAATGAGATATCTACAGGGAAGTTTGCTATACTGCTCACAGGAAAGCCGGGATGCGGGAAAACGGCGTTGGCAAACATTATCTTTGACCACGTGTTGGAAATAAATCGTGAAAATGGCAGATTCAGCTATATCTGTGCCACCGCCAATGAGATGTATCAGGATTATCTTAATGCCTTGAATCTCACTGGAAAAGAGCGCACTGAAGCCATTGCTAAAGCTGAAAGCTATCTCAATTATGATCTGTCGCTGCTTGACGATCTCGGTTGCGAAATGGACACGGAAGCGAGCGCTAACTATTTCAGCAGGATGTTTTCAGGTCAATACGAGATGTATCAGGAAGGGAAGCGAAATGCTACGATCATCACCACTAACCTGACAATTGACGGCATAGCTACAGCCTACGGGTCAAGGGTGATGGATCGGATAGCAGAGCACTATTCTGTAATCATAATGACAAACGATAGCTGGAGAATGAAAAACATGAAACTGGTTAGGTTTTAGGAGTTGACATGAAGAAACGACAAGATCCGCAGGGCAATGTAGTGCACAATCCTTCATGTGTGTGGTGTAACGGTAGCGGATTCACATATGTTCCGGATTATAGTATAATAGGCGAATGTGGATATTATGAACGCATAATGGCGGGAGATGTGCCGCAGCATGCGGTCCGGATGTGCTATTGCCACGAATGCTATCCTGAGCCACCGGTGCGCAAAGGCGAAAATCGCTATCCGAATCTGCTTGACCACATTGACGCTGTCAAATCTCGCGGAATTCCCGGCGAGATGGAAGTATTGATTGCCGTTTTGCGCTACGGTTTCGCAATGCGAGATCGCAAACACCTGGCAGAAAAAATGATAAACACAATAACAAAAAAAGGAGAACACAGTAACCTACCACAGGGCAAGCCCCGTGGCTTTTGAGAGAAAGCCACAGGTTACCAGCTCAACAACGGAGTAAAAATGTTGTTAAACCTTACCAAAGAAATTAGTTACGTTGGGGTGCCGCCTCAGCTCCAACCTCTAAGGCAATATATTAAACAGTTCTGTGTGGTCGGAACAGTGTGTATTGCGTCAAACCTTTGGATAAGCGAGCGAGAGGAAGCCGGATTTTCCAAGTACTCCGAGCTTGGAAATACGCATAACCCTGTTTACAGGAGGATTTAACTGATGGAAGTTTATGTATTAAACAAAGAAGTTTATGAAAGCCATGAAAGACGAAAGGCTACATAACTGTGTTGTGGGTAATGAGCAATACGAGAAGTATTTGCTATCACTTTATAAACGAGCTCTGAATCGCTTTATTGACTCAGAGGATTAAACACAAGAACAATGTGGGGTAGAGCTAATCTCTGCCCCAATTAACTAAAAGGAGAATATACATGGAGCCAAGTA